CCAGCGGGTCGCAATCATCAGAATCTTGCAGTTCCCTTGTTTTCTCTGAAGCATATCCGTGGAAAAGGCCGTCCATTTCGCTTGTAATCGGTCTTCGGACAGGGCTTCCTCAATGCCGGAGACGATGTCATCCACATAAAGCAGCTGGATCGCACGGACACGGCCTGCATTCTGCGCCCCGATAGAGGCCATCTGAAATGTTGAAAACCGCTGGGCCTTGTCCACATCGATTTTCATATCAAGCGCGTTCGTCCGCACCACTCTCCGTTCCGGGAATATCTCATTCCAGGCATAATCTCCGTCAGGGTCCATCTCCCGGAGCAGTTCTTCATACACGCCCCGAAGGAAAGACGAGTTATGCGAACAGGAAAGCATTCCGTCATAGGGATTTCGGCCTGCCAGCCACAGTTGGAAGAAGGTGGCAAGTCCACTTTTACCTATGCCAGGCGGACAGCTCACCGAAAGCACATCTATTTTGTCATCCGCAAGTTTCTGTAGCTGCTCCACGATCGGGTAGAGCATCTTCCTTCGAGGCAGGTAGAACCGCTGTTCAGGCGGTCTCTTCCACTCCAAAGCAATACAGAAGTCATCGAAGTAGTCCCTCGCGGTCAGCAGGTAGGATTCCTTCAGCAGTCCCATTGCCTTTTCGGGCGATGTGTTGAACCACTGCTTCACCCCAGCCCGGTACTTCACCAGCATCTTATAGGTTCCCGCCTTGTCCGTCTGATAGGAGGCCTTCAACACCTCCAAAGCCTTGTCGAAGAACAGATTCTTCACGAACTTGGCGTATACTTCCTTCACTCTCTTATCCATTCCACAGTCCTCCCACGCACCATATTACCACATTTACGCATACCATCAAATACAAAAAAACAGGGGCGGCCCAAATCCACTAAAGCCGTCCCCGTCTTTGTGTGACATATCAGCGAGGGTATTACCATTTGCCATTTTCCCGAACAAGTTTTTTATTCCGGTATTCTTCGCTGACGATGGATAGACAATGCCCAAGCTGCTCCGGGCTTACCCTACACCGCCGCGAGGGGTCCTGACCTTCATAAGGGTCAGCGACAGTACCCGCTGGGGTGCGCCGGTCCTAAAGCAGGTGATCGGTCTGCCAAAGGCCGCCTGTGCGATCCGTACGCTATCTTCTTCACACAGTTGAAGCCGCTGTGGGCATTCTTGGGAAGGCTTCCCAGCCTCCTCAATATGCTTGTCCGGCAGAATTGAACCGCCGATGCCTCCGAAATGGAAAGGTAGGAGAAAGACTCCGAAGGCACGAACCATCCACAAGCCGCATTTCACGCAGGAGGGCCGAAATGTCCCGGTGCAAACACTGCACCGCTGCCGCGGAGGGGAGTCGAACCCCTCATCAAAGGCCGGGGAAAAGGGAAGAAAACCCCGCCTCGATGTGCCAACCGCGGTCACCTCATAATGTGAGGGTCAAAACAATGACACCGAATGGCACTGTCTTTATACCACTCTCCCGCATATCCTGTCAAGCACAAAAAAATTCAGCCGCCAACACGAACCCATGCCAAGCCATGCCAGGCCAACCAATCCCCACCCCTATCTATAGGACTACTTGGTAGTAAATATTTATATATACTCCCCCTGTAGTACCCTACTATAGTCCTCTATCAACTACAGTCTTCAGTAATCTCCACTTTGTAATCCTACTAAAGTCAGCAGTCACCTATAGTCAGAGGAAACTGGAATATTTTTTCGGAAATACTAAAGGGGGTAACCCGGCCCCCTGGGCTGCGCCGCTATTCCCCCCGGGGGTAGGGTTGGCACTCACGCGGGCAGAGTGCTGATTATTGCATTAAATGTATCTTTAGCGCAAAAATACAAGCCCCACGGACCCGAAAACAGGCCGGAAACAGGTCACGCCCGGCCCTTTACCCTGTTAGCACCCGCTAATTGCCTATACAATTCCCACGGTCACGGCGTCCGTCCCGGGCTTTTTGTACGCGTGTATTTATTTTTTGTACTTGTGTATGGTTTTTTTGTACGCGTGTATGGTTCCCGGCCGGGGCGGGGGTTACAGTATCATTTGGCTACTAACTCACATATAAATATATAAGCACTCGTTCATATATTCCGGGCCGTGTCTTATTACCTACCCATCCGGTAGGCGAATAGGCGTTTGTTTGTTAACTCTCCCGTCCTCGCGGTTTACAATCCGGCGGCTGCAATCCTGGCAGGCCGGAGCCGTGGGATGCCCCCAGCTCTCCGGCCGGTCAGTCCTCCGGAGTCAGCCCAGCGGCGCGCTCTGCCCGTCCCCGGTCCTTGGGTAACATGGCAATGTAAAGATCACAACCGAGGGCCTCCGCGATGGCGTGGAGCCTGGAAAGCCCGATGTCGGAACGGTTGACGGTGCGGTGGATGGATGGTCCGACCACCCCGAGCCGCCGCCCGAGGCCCTCCACTGACACCCCTTGCAGAGCGCACGTTGCCTTTATCATGCGCGCGAGGTCCTCCCGTTTTGTTATAATCATAACAAACCCCCTTTTAATTGACCGCAGGCGGTGGAAACGCCCTCACATGGAGAAATGCCCACCAACCCCGGTAGAAGCCGTCAGAACGCGAAATAAAGCCCCTGGCGGCTATATCGTCAGCGCATATCATACCACGGAAACCGTTAGCCGTCAACCTAACATTACCGGTTATTTTTATTAAGTCAATCAGTTATTTTCCGTAACGAAATAAAGCAGAAAGTGCTTGCTATCTCTAACAGGAAGTGTTATAGTTAAGATGCTTCAGAGATGAGGCACCGCCCCCGGACCCGGGGAGCATCAAACCGAAGGGGAACAAAAAAATGAAAAAGACCACTCTTGAAAAATGGACCACCAAAGCCGCCGCCACCCTGGAGAAGAGAATTGACCGCGCCGAAAGTAAGCGCGGACCGTTGGAGCAGATCCGCTATTGTAACGATGCGGAACTCGGCTGTCTGTATGTAAACGATGCCGGAACCGTGTTATATCGCATCCCAGGCCAGCAGATCCCGGCAGACGCAAGCCCGGCCCTGGCTCCGATGCCCGGCCTCGCGGATCTTTTCCGTCGTGTGAGAGACGATGCCCGGCAGCAGCTGGCCGCCGAGGTAAAGCAGGGAACCACCGGCGACGGAAAAGCCGCTGTCGCGCTGTACGGTGAGGACGGCGCCCGTCTTGCTATTATTGACGCAAAATTATACAAGGAAGCCCCCGCGGGCGCTGCCGCTTATGTTTCCGGCGTTCTGCTGCCGGTGCTATTTACCGATGAGGACGGCGAGCCGCTCGCGATTGTATGCCCGAAAAAAGCCGAAAAATTTACCCCCGCCGAAGAGGACGCGCCGAAGCCCGCGAAAAAGTCCCGTCTTGTATCGATCCAGCCGCAGACCGAGCCGGAAGAAAAGCCGGAAGCCCAGCCCGCGCAGGAAGTCACCGAAGAGCCGGAAGCAGAGATGCCCGCAGAAGCCCCGGAAGCGGCCGCAGAAGCCGCCGAAGCCCCGCAGGCCGAAGAAGTCCCCGCCGAAGCAGAAGAAAAGCCCGCTGCCGCCTCATACACCATCAACGAAGAGCGCGGCGGCGTAGAGGTCAGCTTCCCCGGGAAGCCCGCCGAAGCCGTCCGGGACCAGCTGAAGGCCTCCGGCTTCCGCTGGCACAATGTGCGCCGCGTTTGGTACGCCAAGGCAACCCCGGACCGTCTCGCCCTGGTGCAGAGCCTGGCCGGGTCCGCTGCTCCGGTGCAGATGGCGCAGAAGGCCGAGCCGCAGCGGCAGGATTTGACCGCGGAAGACCTGGAAGCCATCACTGCGAAATATGCCGAAATGGTCACAGCAGACGGGGAGGGCATCTATTCCGGATACACCGGGGCCAATGGTCGCGGCCTCTACGGTCAGGACCTGAAAAAAGCCATCCTCGCCGAGCTGAAGAAGAACGGCTTTTCTGCCACCGCCCGAAGCGGTCGCGGCGGTTATACGGATTCGTTTACCTTCACCGTCAAAGTCCCCGAAGCCTTCGTGATCTCCGAGGCCGACTATATCAGAGCCGAGACCGAAGGCCGCACCACCGTCCGAAGCGTGTATTGGTACACCACCCCGGCCGGGCAAAGCATTCACCGGGACGCGCTCCCCTATGACTACGAGGAGCGGCAGCCGATTCTTGAGGAAACCGCCCGCCGGATTTATCGGGATTCTGTCGCCAATCAGAGCGGCGAGAATGTCGCCGAGGTTTTCAAGCGGGCTGTTAAGACCATCGTGACGAGCTTTAACAGCGACCACAGTGACAGCATGACGGACTATTTCGACCGCGGCATATATGACTGGTATCGCTGGGCGGCGGTCTGACCCGCCCGCCAGCTGCGGCCCGGGGCTTCTGTGGAATTTCTCGACACCTGAAGCCCCCGGGCTTGCCACCGCCGGACTTCCGCGGTATGATAGAAGGAACAGCAACCGACAACAAGGGCGCAAGCCGGAACACCACTACACCACTACACTACTACACCAAACGGAGGATAAAACAATGGCAAGAAGAAGCAAAGCAAGCGCACGGATGGCGGCTGACTGTGCGGGACTGTGTGCAGGTTTCGCGGAAATGGTCGGATGGTTGCTCATCGGCGGGATGAAGGCGGCGGCGTGGCTGACGGTCGCGATCTTCCGGGGCCTGTGGGCGATTCTGTCCGGCATCGGTCGCGGGGTCGCGTGGATCATCCGGGAGAACCGGGAGGAAGGGCGGCGGCTGGACGCGGAGCGGCGGGAACGCTGGGCAGAGCGGCACGGCCTGACGGAAGAGGAAGAGGACGCGGAGCCGGAAGAGGAAGAAGCCCTTCTGCCCGAACCTGAAGCGGAGACCCCCGAAGAGGAAGCCCCGGTTCTGCCCCCGTTCGGTTTCAAGTTTGAAGGCTTCCAGGTCGAGGCCCCGAAGGAAGAAGCCCCGGTCGAGGAAGTGGTGGAAGACTCCATCCGGGAACTGGAAGATCCCGGAACGGAAGACGATGAGGCCTTCTGCCTTCTGCCCGGTGGATCGCCGGAGCGGGCGGTGGTCATCCTTCGCAAGAGGTTGGCGGCCCTGTACACCCGGAAAGAGAAGGTCGAGTATGTCAACGGGGCCGACCCGAAGACATGGGCCAAGTACCAGCAGACTAAGGCGTGGCGCGGTCTTCTGTGGGACATCGAGTACGCAGAAACGCAGCTGGAACTGATCGAAAGAGCAGTAAGCGCATAAAGGAGGCGCGGAATGTTTAAGGACGGGCGATACATAAACGCGGGGACAAACGAGATTTACCGCTACGGTAAGAAGGCCGTTGCCATGGTGGAGGCAGCCCTCACCCCGAACGAAGCCGGGTTCTACACAATCCCGGCAGACGGCGGGAAGTATTGGACCTTCGGAACCACGGTCGGGGCGTATGGAGAGTTCGCCAAATTCGGTGACATTATCATCCCCGTGAACCGGGCCGGGAACCTTTGGGCGAAGGCCGACCACTACAAGGCAGCCGCCTTCTGCTCCGTCATGCGGGCGATGATCGTTTATATGCACAGGATGAACGCGGAGCGGGCAACAGAGGAAGAGGAGGGAGAGGACGAATGACGGAATACACCTACGGAATGCGGCTCCGGGGTTTCGCTCCCGGATGCCAACCGAAGCGGGGGCTTCTGCGGCGGGAGGACGGCGTGGGCCGCTACCACGATCTGCTCATCTATGACCGCCCATTGACCGATGAAGAACTGACCGACTACGAGCTGGACGACTTAAACAAAAAGGCCGGGGATTGACCCGGTCTTTTTGTGTTGCGCTTCTGCGTGATAACTATGGGGCTATCTGCCCTTCTAATCCATTCTGCCCGTTCGGCGGCACAATTCCGCACCGAAGCGGTTAAAATCGATTGTGAGCCGTTTTAGCGGTCTTCTCGCGCGCGTTATGCGTTTGCGTGATACCCCTCAAACTCCGACCATGCCCCGAGCAGCTGCTCTTCGGCCTCTGTCGGTGCGAACAGCACGGGCTTGCCGTCTTCGTTCACGATGGCACTGTATTCAAATCCACCGGGGTGGCGCACCCGGAACAGCGTTGCCGGAGCCGGGCCGTCCTCTTCTGTGAGCGGGACGATGCCTACAACCTTCTCTCCCGCAAATAGAGGCGGTTCATGCGTTTCTGTGGTCAATCTGTCATTCCTCCGTCTAAAATCGATCCTGACGCGTTCTGCGGCCTTCTGCTGGCATTTCCGCATCGGGTTTCATACTTCCCGGTTCATGGGCTTGCCCGGTTCGATGGCGGTCACTACTATCGTCCCCCGCTTGGTCTTCTTGCTCTGCTGTTTCTTTCCCGCTGACTCGATCTCGACAAAGGAAGCGTCCACCACATTGCCATCCGGGAGCGCCGCTGCTTCTGCCGCGAGTGCGTCCAGGTCAGCCTTCTTCGGCGCGGCCTGTTGCAGTTCCATAGTATTTTTCTGCGTGTAGCCGAACCAGTTCTGCCCGAAGAACATAGCCAACTGGGGTGACAGTTTCCCGGAGAGGGAGTAGTCCGCATACAACTGGTGAAGCATCTGATGTACCCGACTCGCCAGTTGCCGGTTCTCAAGTGACCCCATCCCCGCCAGCCATGCCCGGAACTCGTCCTGTGAAACTCCCAGCCATGCCGCCAGTCCCGGAGGGTTCGGCTTCATGTTCCGGGCCGCACACGATGCCATGTATGCCTTGACCCGCTCTTCTATTGCCACCGGATCGAGCAGGTCTGTTGCCGCCTCCCCGAAGGGGGCGAGGGCGTGGGCCAGGAAGTCCGTGTTCTCGTCCGGGGTCATGCCCTTGACCTTCTCTTCTGCGCTCTTCTGCGTTACCGCGTTTGTCTTTCGTTCTGCCATCTGTCACCTCACAGTCCGAACAGGGCCGCCACATCTTCTTCCGGGGTCTTTACACCGCCATCGCCGTCTGCCCTGACTTCCACCGGCTCCGCATAGCATTCCACATTCACGGTCTGATACCATTTCCCGATGTCCTTCTTGAATCTCTGCTTCGGTTCCACCGTCACGATGTCGATGACCCGGAACGCCTCGGCCCCCTTCAACGCTTCCGGGTTCTTGACAAAGAGCGAGATGTAATTGCCCGGTGTGCTTCCGATGACCGAAGTCATCGCCCAGGGGCCGTGCTTATGGCTCACCCCAAACTTCACTCCGTAGGTCGGGTAGATGTCACCCTTCTTCAGCATCCTCTTCCTCCTCGGTTATCAGCCGTTCTATTTCTTCCATCACCCGCAAGGTTTCTGCCATTACCATGTTCTCCATTGTTTCCCGGTCGAGGGCCTCGACATCAATCATCTGCCGCATCTTCGCCAGCTGCCCGCAGACACAGCCAAGGCCGAACGCCGTTTTCGCTTTCATACTTCCGCATCCTCCTTCCCCAAAACATAGCCGACCACGAAGCCGCCGAAGAAGGCGACCGTGGCAAATATCGCTGCTACGATCCACATATGCCCACAACCCTCTGCGCCATCTGTGCCTTCTGCGTTTCGGCCTGTACAAGCGCGGTCTCGATTTCATCAATCGGAATTTCTGTCACATATCTCTCGCCGCAAGCAAGTTCAAACCGTGTCCCGTCACCGTATGCTTCTATCGCATTTACGGTGTCAAGGTTGATGAATGCGAATGCTCCGCTCCCTCCATGAGAGAGCAGTTTTATCCATGCCATCTCTATTTGCCCTCCTTCAGTCCCTTGAAGAATTCCTCCATCACATCGCAGAACCAGTCTGCCGTGGCCTTGCCGTTGAACGATGCCACCTTGTATGCGGTGTTGTCTCCATCCACATTCACCACCAGCACCGGCAGCTTCTTCCACGGCGACCAGTCCTGCACAGATACCGTCACGCCGTTATGCCTGATTCCCTTTAACATCGTCTTCCTCCTCCGGGAAATGGTACTTCGCTACCATCACCGCATTTTTCTCAATCTCGCTCGACCACACCGCGCTTCTGCTCCCGTTCATGTGCCAATTTCATCTTCTGCTCTCTCCGTTTCTGCCTGCCATTGAAACAGGTTCATCTGCGCCGTGTGCCTTGCGAACCGTTCTTCCTGCTTGTCGAAGTAGTCTTTGTCGATTTCGTAGCCCACAAAGTCAAGCCCGGCATTGTACGCCGCTATCCGGCTGCTTCCGCTTCCCAAATGCGTGTCAAGGATTTTCATACCAGGTTTTGCAAACAGGTTATATATCCACGCATACAGTTCAATCGGCTTCTGCGTCGGGTGGAACCGATCGCCCGGTTTCCCTTGCGGCGCACATTCGAAAACCTTTGCGTTCCCGGTGAATGAAGTCCATGCGTACTCGGCCATAGCCATTGAAAAACTTTCAGTTATGGACAGTTTGCGCCAGACCAGAAAGCACCTTGTCGGCGGCAGTTCAAAATAGTTTCCGCCCCAAATGATCTGATTGCGTGAGACACGGAAAAGCTGCTCAAAGTATTCCTTTTCCGGGGCCATGTCCCACGCTACAATTTTTTTGCGTATTTCTGTGCCCAAGTCCCGCCTGTTCTGGTAGGTCTTTTCTTTCTTCCTTCCCCCGAACGAATAGTGCCGACCACCCCCCCTCAATTTTGGGGGCGGCTTTTTCATATCTTGCGAAGCGTTCGCCAAACCTACGGCATTTCCATCACCATACGGCGGGTCAACCACGGCAAGGTCAAAGGCATTGTCCGGCATCGCCCGCATAGCCTCCAGGCAGTCCATGTTGTATGCTTCGCTTATCATTCCTTCGCCTCAAACAAAGCGCAGACCTTTTCGTAGTCCTTCTGCTTGATGTCCTTCGTGCTGGTGAACCCGGCAGCTATGATCTTCTGCCGGATCTCCTGCTGTGTCAGTCCGGCATCCGCACCCAGCGCATACAGGCGGCGCATCTGCTTTGTGGTGACGGGGGAATCATCGGTCAGTTTGACAACCTCGTCTGCCTTTGACATGAAGTCTTCGTTTTCCATATCCATCGTGAATGCGCCGGACAGATACCCAAGGTTGATAGCGCAGTCTACATACGCCCGCTTTTTCGCCATACGCATCGCGTTGTTCGCCGCGTCATAAGGCCCATTGAATCCGTTCCTCTTTTCTGATGTGTTTGCTGAACCAACGCCGGAAGCAACAACCACGCGCTTCTTGTCCTCACCGACCAGCACATACGCGATGCACTTGAACGAGTAGAAAAACAGGGGGTCCTTTTCAACGCGTTCGATTGAAGACAGCAGTTCGAAGTCGGTAAACACTCCGAATGACCGGAATACGGTGTCCGCGCCTTGCTTAAAAAGAATTGGTTTCTTTACGGTCGCCTTCCCATCCTTGTTCCTGATAAGGCCAAAGTCTTCATCGCGTTTCAGCCTAAACTTCATCCCGGTTCCAGGCACACTCAAAGTGTAGTCCCCTCTGTAGGTTTCCAGTTCTGCCTGCGGTTTCTGCTCGTATGTGATTACTGCTCTTTCTTCCATGTTTGGTTCCTCCCGATTTTCGGTTTAATTGTCAGTGCGTCTTCTACGCTCCACCCGGATTTCAGCCTAAACGCAATCGTACCCGGATTTATTTCCGTCTTTTCGCCCCATTCAACAAGTGTTTTTGCCTCGCCGTTGAATGTTATCGTCCTACTTCGCCTTGTGTTCCGCTGTTGCTCACTCCATCCAATGAAGCGGCAATTTTCCGGGCAATAATCCCCATCGTTGTCAATGCGGTCCAAAGTACATTCACCGTGTTTCGCGTCCGGGTCATATCCATTTGCTATTGCCCAGTCACGGAACGCCTCATAACTTTTAGCCCATTCGTCACAGACAGAAACCCCGCGCCCGCCGTAGTTTTTATAGTACCTGTGGTTTGGATCGTTGCACCGCTGCTTCATCATGTTCCAAACGGAATACAATCTGCTCTTTGCCTCTCCATGCCTGTACTGTTTCTTCTCGGCAAGTTCTCTGTTGTAGCATCCACAACTTTTGGTATCCCCGGATGTCAGTGCGCTTCCATACTTCACGCACTCCTGCCCGCAGTCGCATAGGCACTTCCACATCGGTTTGCCGTCCCAACTGTTCTCTGCTCTCGACAGGACAACCAGCCTACCGAACCTTTTACCTGTCAGGTCATGCTTTAGTTTTCCCGCCATCTTTCTTCTCCATCCATAATTCCGTTACAATCTCTTCCCACATCTTGTTAATTTCTTTTGCGGTCTGTTCTGCTTTTGCCCGTTCTTTCAGATGGTCTCGGCCTACTTGCCACGCCAGCCGGAGCAGAACGATTAGGTCCTTATCCTTCCCGGCTGCTTCTGCCCGGGCGAGGCTGTTCTCGATTTGGTCAGTCCACTTGACCCAGTCTTCGTGCGTCACTTCTCCATCACCTCACTACTGTAAGATGCACGGTATAACGATGTTTTCTTTGACCGTTTCCCAGTACGGGCACGACCTGGATTCTCTATACGCTCTTGTTCTCGGCCTGTTGTTTGCAAAATCGTCAATTGCCGCCATCCCCGAGAATGTCAAGTGCGTCTTGATGATGTGCGAGTTGTTTCCCTTGTACGAGAGAAGCATATTCCTGTAAACGATGGCTGCGGATTCAAGAGGCCCGTTTGAAAAGCCCGTATTGACGATGTAGCAGAATCTTTCCAAGGTTTCGGGGCTTACTCCGTTCTGCAATGCGGCAAACACCGCCACCATTGTGGCTGCTGTTCTTGTCATTGGAATGTGCTTCCCCGCACCACAGATTCTCATTGTCTCGATAAGTGCTTCCTCGTTTCTTTTGACGAAGTCAATCCGTTGCGAGTCCGTAATTGTGTGGATTCCTGTCCCGGCAAGTTTGAACATGAGGTTAACAAGTCCCATCCCCGCATTCGTTGCTACGCCCGATTTAATCCCGTTCATGTGGAGGATGTCAGCTGATGTTCTATTCACACCTCTGTCGCACATTGTTGTGCCGTCAGGAACGCCCCTGATAACCACCATCTGCACAGCCGTATCGGCTTTCATTATGGCAGTCAGTCTATGCTGACCATCAAAAAGGTCTCCGTTTTCGTAAAAGCCTATCCCTTCCGGGTTCAGCTGCCACTTCCCGTTTCTCATGTCCTTCGCGTATGTTTCAACAACGCGAGGTTTTAGCGGTCTGTTCTGTTTGTTGTGTTTGAGGTACTCCTTCGCCGTTTCCGGTGTAATTGTCTCAATTCTGAATTCCATTCTCTTTCCCCTTTCGCTTCCCGGCCTTTAAGCACTCTTGCCTCTGCCGATAGATTTCGTATAGTTCCCATGCGACCGCCTGACCGCTCCAGCCCCGCTTCTGTTCGAAGGTGTCGATGTCGATGAGCCGGTACTTGCCGTCCTTCTTCAGGTGGAGGATGTAGCGTTTTATGCTATCGTCTTGCGATGCAAGGAATAAGTCACCCGGTTTTCCGTTGAGCAGAGCAAGGCGATACAATGCCGTCTGACACGATGCCGTCATCTGCGCCTCTGTGGTCATCGAGGCGTAGGTCTTGATGTCCAAAACCGCCACCTTGCCATCCACGATGCCGAAGCGGTCGATAGTCCCCGCATAGATCGGCGGTTCTCCCTCAACGCCCCGATAACAGGCCACCGGCTGCTCAATCATCTGCCAGTCGCAGTAGTGGTCGAACAGGAAAGAATAGTATGCTTCCAGGTATCCCTCGATTTCCGGGTTCTCTTCCGGGTCGAGGCCGTAGTCTATCTGCTCGGTCGCCTCATGCACCGCCGTGCCTTTCCGGGCCGCTTCCTGTAGCACCATCGCGTTGATGCTGCCGTAGCGTTCTGCGTTCAGCGGGGCGAGGATTTCACTCACGCTGGGGATCTTCACCCCGCCGACCGTGTATTCGTGCTTCTCCGCATCAAATTCAATCTTCATCGGTCATCTTCTCCCAAGCCTCGGCAGCTGAAGTGTTGTACTTGTAGCCGTCCGTCCGTTTTCCGCAGTCGAGGCATCTGACGCACCAGTCCATGCCATAGCGGTAGTCCCACACGGTCACCGCTCCGGTCTGATCTAACCGGAGGTTCGTGCTTCCGCATCTCGGACACGGTTTCAGCGTTGCCAGGATTTCACCCGTTGTCATCGAGGAGCCTCCCCATTGCGCTTGCTACCATCTCCACCGCTTTCTTGCGGAGGAAGGCCCGGTTCTCTTCGGTCGGGTCATGCATCATGCCTTCGTAGTCGAGGCCCAGCAACCAGTCGGAACTCACTCCCAGCGTCCGGCAGATACCCACAATCGAGGCCGCCCTCGGCACTCTGTAACCCTTCATGATTCTGCTCACGCCCGCTTCCGTCAGGCCGATGCTCTTGGCGAGTTCCTTCTGCGACACACCCTTCTCTTCCATCGCCATCCGCATCCGGGGGACGAACACTTCAGACAGGTTTTCGTTTCTCTTGTCCCGGTCTTTCTTTTTCTCTTCAGTCATCTGCTTCCTCCTTCGCTTCTTTCAGCAGTGCCACCATCACTTCGCCCTTCAGCGTTTTCATCAGCCCGTCCCGGAGGCCGGTAAAGTAAATCATGTCGCTATCGTCCTCGTCATCCGCGACCATTTCGAACACATCCGCGAATGCCGCGTCCAACAGAGTTATCGCGATCATCAGCCGCCGCGAATCCGGCAGATGCTTCTCTTCAAGTGTCATCCTCTTTTCCCTCCTATCAGCAATCTCCCACGCAGCTTTGTTACAAAGGCGAACCATGTCAATATAGTTATAATCACTCATCCTTTTCCTTCGTCCATCCTTGCACCGCAGTTAGGGCAATAATGGTACTCTTCGCGGACATCTATTAAATGCCCACATATTGAACACTCTCCAAACGGATTTGGATTCACCAGTTTAGCGCACTTCACAGGAATGGCATCTATGGTCGGCAAATTATCAAAAACAACCTCTATGTCTTCAGCGTCCAAAATTCCAACAGTATCTACAGCAACCATCAACGCATCAACCGCCGCCTGCCTGCTGATAAGGTTATCCATCGGTTCTCCTTTTCCTTTCCGCGATCAATTCTTCTCTCCACCTGACCCACCCCGGCTTGTCAACACGCTCGTCTCCGTACAAGTGCATCCTCTCCTGGAAGTCACAGTCCTCGATCATTACATTCAGATCCTTGTCGCTAAATTCCTTCAGGTGCGGTTTGATAATGCCTCGCACAAGATCGGGCATATATGTCTGCCTTCCGTGGCAGTAACGGATAGCGCAGATGGCAAGTGTCCCGAAATCGTCTTTCTCAAGTCTGCTCATCCATTCCTCCTTTCGTTTATCACCACAGTAATGCCCTAATTCGCATCACTTCCCTCAAAGCAGATTCTGCCATATCTCTTTGATCTTTCATGATGGCAATCATCGGCTTTGTTTCTTTTGATTCATCAGGCACTTTATCGACACCGCGATAAAGTGCCTCGGCAATAATATGCACCTGGATATTCAGTTCCATGAGGATATCTCCCGTATTCTCTAACAGCTCTTTTGCGGTTTCCAT